GGTGTAGACCAGCTCGCCGTCGGAATAGGTCGTGGTCGCGTCGTACAGCGAGACCGAGAGCGGCCCGAAATAGGGCCGCCAGACCGTGGTCAGCAGCGGGTCAAAGCCGAGGTTGTTCGGGATCTTTGAGATCCACAGACCGCCGACCTGGTCCGCGACGATCGAGCCGACGAAATAGGTCGTGCCCGGCTGCCAGAGCGACGGGGTCAGCAGCATGGTGTTGACGTCGAGCGCGCGGAGCACCTGGCGGCGGATCGCGAAGGTCCAGTTGCGGCGCTGCAGCTCGGCCTCGCGCAGCTTGTCGTAGCAGGAGGAGACCTCCTTGGCGTTGCGGCTCTGCTCGGTGAAGCCCAGCACGGGATCGATCTGCTTCGCGCCAAGGTGCTGCAGCGCCCGATTACCGATGTCGGTGGGGGTCCGAAATGCCGTCATGCCGCGACGGTGCGGGCGGCATGGAACCGCAGCAACGCACTTATGACGGAATGCGGCAGATGTTGGCGAAGACCGCCGTAAAGGTCGCAATGACGAATTTGTATTGCCCGGGCGGAATGTCGATGACGATGAACCCCGTCACGGCGGCGAACGCGGTATGCACGGCGAGGAAGGTCGAGCCGTCCGGTCCCTGCATCTGCAAGCCCATGGTCCCGGCGCCGGTGGCCTTGGCGGTGATCGCATACTTGCCGCCACGCAACTCGAACGCCGCCGTGGTGGCGCCGATGTTGGAAAACGATACGGATTCCGTTGAGTTCGGCATGCTATTTCATCTGCCCCGATGCGATGTTCAGGACCTGGGCGACGGCGGATTTGAGCAGGTTCAGCGTGGTGAACTTCGCCGAATCGAACGACAGGGTGAGGTCGCCCGATGCCGCCGCGCCGGGCGCGACGACGTGGCGATGATCGGCGTTATCCGCCTTCTTCGCCGCGCCGGCATCGACCGTGACGTTGATGAACTGGTTCTGCGCCATCCATCAATCCACGTAGCGCAATTCGCAGGACAGGGTCCCACCGGTGGTGACGGCAGTGGTGATCTTGACCAGGATGTCGAAATAGCCGCCGGGGTCCGACGTGAACTGCGTGGCGCCGAGCGTCACGAGGTTCTGCCACATCGGGATGTTCTGCATCGCGGGCGTGAACGTGCCCTGGAATGCGTTGGCGATGATCGGTCCGGCTGCGACCGTGGCGACCAGCGACTTGGCCGCGCCGAACAGCTTGTTGTCGACCGGGCCCGCCAGCTGCACGATGCCGCCGGCGAGCGCCTGCTGCGTTCCGTCCGTGGTCGAGTCCGAGAACGCGACGTCGATGTCGGCCGAGCCGGCAGTCGCGATCGCGCTGTAGATTTTGAGGTCCTTCACCTTGGCGTTGCTGGGGAAGCGGCACATCCGGTAGGTCGAGGTGGTGTCGTCGGCCGAGACCGGCGTGGTGAAGTCGGTCAGCACCTTCTCGTAGCCGGGCGCGCCCTCGCCGATGGTGTTGGCGACGACGGGGGTGGCGTCGAGGTTGGTGATCGCAAGCGATTTGAGGTTGTGGCCAGCCATGTGCTGATCTCCTTAGCCGGTGACGACGAAGCCAGCCGCGCTGACCTGTTGGGCGTTGTCGAAGAAGCGCTCGAATGCCTCCAGCGCTTTCATGATCTCCAGCTTGCTCGGGATGTTGGCCCCGGCCTGGTCGCCGACCCGCAGCTCGACGAAGGTGGTGCCGCTCGACGCGGCGCCCGTGGTGAAGTCGGAATACTTGGTGCCTTCCAGACCGCGGGTCAGGCTGACGAAATGATCGGCCATGTTGCGCTCCTACGGCGTCACGTCGGCGGCGGCGGAGGTGTCGGCGCACAACACCTGCAGCAACCGACCCGGCTCCAGCCGCGTCGCGCCCGACGACATCATGGTGTAGATCTGGTAGGGCAGGCCGGTCAGGTCCTTGCGCTGGCTGACGTCGTTCTGGGTGTCCTTCCAGATGCCGAGATAGAGGCCCGACTTCACATAGGCCATGTTCTGGCGCACGTTCGAGGTCGAGGTCAGGCGCTCCGAATACTTGATGTCGAAGCCGAGGAAGCGCGACACCACGCCGTCGGTCAGCACCGGGCGATCGTTGAACTCGGTCGAGACCACCTGCACCTGATTGAGCAGATCGGATTCGCCCTGGCTGTTGGTGATCCAGGTCTTGGCCTCGTCCTGCGGCACCTGGGCCTTGCGCAGGATGCGCTTGGCCTCGATCATCTTCGCGACCGTCAGGCCGGATGCCGCGCTCGATCCGAAGGTCGAGGCGATCTGCCAGCTTGCGGTGACGAAGGTCTCGTTGGTGAACGCGTTCGGGGTGTTGCCGTCGCCGAGCAGCGCGGTTGCAAACGCGGCACCAATGATGCGGTCGTCCCATTCGCGGGCGACAGCGGCGGCGGCGGCGGCAACTTCCTGAGAGGTCGGATCGATGGCGGTCTTCAGCTTGTCGAAGGTGTCGACCATCTGCTGGGCGTCTTTGTCGACCGGCAGCACCCAGCGCCGGGTGAAGTCGACATCCTGGCGCGCGATCGGCGAGAAGCGGCCCGCAGGCGTCTTCATCTGCACCGCGCCGGTGTACTGGATCGGCGAGGCCTGCTTGCCGACGTGATAGCCTTCCATGACGGTGCCGCGCAGCATCGATTGCGTCTGCTGCAGCTTGAGCACGAGCAGGTCGGAAAATTCGGTCGTAAAGAGTTTCGGAAGGTTCTCGGACATGGCTATCCCGCTTTCGAGGAAAAGGTTGAACGTCAGCGGCCTTGCCCATGCGATGAGATCGCTGGGGACCATCAAACTTCAGGCCTTGTCCTTTGCAGGGAGCCGTAACTTTTAGTCGGACCTGGCTTGTCCGCGAGGAGCGGGGTCAGGTCTTTACGAGCGGGAACGTGGCCCGCTCGTTTCTCGCGAACAACGCACTCTAGCGGCCGCGCAGGTCGATCATCTGGTCCTTCAGCGCAGCCTTGGCGCGATTGAAGCGCTTCAGCGCCTCCGGGTCGCGCATCTGCGCCGACTGAAGGCCGCCCTTCATCGGGTGCGCGCAAACATTGATTCCGGAGATCGCGCACTTGCTCTCGTTGCAGGCATCGCAGCACTCGCTCGGGCTGATGCCGGAGAACGGCGAATCGGCCTTCGCGGCCGGAGGTGGCGCGGCGCGGCGCGCGGCCTGCTTCTTCCGGGGCTTCTTCGCCGGTTTTTTCTTCGTGGTGATCTCGGTTTCGTGGGTTTCATCGGTCATGGTCATGCGTCACCTTCGATCATCATGTTCAGTTTTTTCCACTCGGTCTTGGCTTCGACGTCGCCGGCATTGAACCGCTTCACCCAGGCCGCATCGGCGAACAGCTCCTGCTTGCGCGACAGCGCACCCTCGCGGGTGGTGACGCGGCCGGAACCCGGAACGTCGTTCTCGACAAAGACGTCCTCGCGCCGCGCGTTGCCGATCTTGCGCAGCGCGTTCATGACCTTGGGATAACCCATCAGGTTTTCCAGCGTATCGACCGCTGCTGGATCGAGACCGAGCCGCGCGGCGCCTTCCTTGGCCTGTAGCAGGTTGAACCGATAGGTGGCGGAATCCTTGCCGCCCCAGTCCTTTTCCAGTTCGACCCTGGCCTCCCCGCGCGCGGCGGAGGCGATGGTCGTCTCCGTAGTCTTGACGCTGTCGAGCGCCTTGATGACGTCGAGCGCGACCGCGGGCGCGGCATCCTTGGCGATTCCGTTGGCATGGAAGCTGGCGCGCAGCGCATCGGCGAGCGGTGCCGCGATCGGCTGGCCCGCGGCGTCCTTGACCGTGGAGAAGTCGTAATCCTTGGCCTCAGCGGGCCAGCCCAGCCGCTGGCGGAATGCGGCTTTCTCGGCCGGTGTGGCATCGGCCTTCGGTAGCCGCAGGATCTGATCCGGCGGCGCGCCGATATGCTTTTCGAGGTTGCGGTACTGCTCGGTCAGCTTCGCGGCCAGTGCCTTCGGCGAGGTGACGTCGTAGCCCTTGTTCTGCCAGAAACCCAGCGTTTCCGGCTCAATGCCTTCGTGCCAAACTGGCGCATTTGCACCGGCCCCGGCAGCCGCGCCGGCAGATCCAGCAGCAGCTCCGCTGTTTCCAGCGGCAGAGCCGGCGCCGGATTCCTCGAAATGAAACCGCGGTCGACCGGTGTGATAGTTCAGGTAGTTCATGGCCTTGTGCTCCTAAGCGGGCGAAGCGGGCGGATTGTATTTCTCGACCAGTTGCTCCGGGGTCAGATCAAGATAATCACGAATACGCAGGTAAACTTCGCGGCGGCCCTCCAGCACGTTGGTCATGTCGGGCTCGCCGCGCACCATGCAGGTCTCGTTCGCGCGGCAGAAAATGCCGAGATCGAACATCACGGCCGCGCCGGCGCCGGGATTGTTGAAGGCCAGTTGGTAGGCGCGCTTGATCGAGGTCTGCAGTTCAATCGCCTCGGTTCGCGTCAGTCCTTCGGCTTGGGTCACATGCCACCCATGCCGGCCGGCTGCTGCTCGAGCGCGCCGGATTTCGCCGCGACCGCGCGCGCCTTGATGATGGCGGCCTGGGCCGGCGCAGCCTGGATCTGCTCCTGCCGCTGCATCGCCTTGGCGCGCGCCTGCGCCTTGGCCTGCATCGAGCGGGCGTCGCTCATCCACGCCTCCGGCGTGTTGTTGATGCGGGCGATCTCCGGAATCGCGGTCGGGAAGTCGAACGGGTCGAGCAGGCTCTGATCCTGCGTGACGTTGACCAGCTCGCGGACCTGCTCGACGGTGCGCAGGAAGCCGGCGGCCCGGCCCGCCGCGGCGGCGAGCGACAGCGGCGAGGTGTCGGTGACCTCCAGCAGTGCCAGCAGGTTGCGGCGCTGGCCCTGCGCGGCGTCGACCAGCGCGGGCGGGACGGGATCGACCATGCCCATATCGAACATCAGGTCGAGTTCGCGCGGCACGATCCCGCCGACATATTCGGTGTGCTGCCGGCCGAGCGTCGGCGCGACCAGCATGCCCTTTTCGTTGACCAGCTCGATGACCTGCGTCGCCGTCATGTTCGGATGGTCGGATAGCACCTTGAACAGGCTGACCAGGAACACGTCGTCGATCAGGCCGCGCTCCTCCTGCATCATCTCCAGCGTGATCTTGATGTCGCCGGTGGGCAGGGTGTGCACCAGCAGCTTGCCATCGGCGGTGACGCCGCCGCGGTTGACCGCGCCCGGCCGCATGCTCATGCCGACCACGCCGTCATCGGATGTCAGCAGCACCGGATCGGCGCCGCGGTGCCCGGACTTGAGGAAGATCGCCTTCTGCATGTTCAGCGTCTTCAGCGCCGCGAGCAGGATCTGGCCAGGGCCGCGGCCCTCGACCTCGCCCGGGGTCTGGTCGTAGCGGCTGACCGCATAGGGGAAGGTGCGATAGCCGCCCTCCGGCGCCATCAGGCAGTTGCCCTCGACCGAGACGTAATAGGACGAGAACGCCAGCGCGCGCTGGTCCAGCGCCTCCGGGTCGTAGTCCTCGGCGCGCGGCCGCACGCAATGCAGGAAATTGTAGGTCCACTGGCTGTCCTGCTTCAGCGGGGCGTGAAGCGCGGCTGGCAGGTTCTCGATGCCCCATTTCTGCACGGCCTGGTACGGCGTGAGCCGGAACCAGCGGATCATGCGGTCGACCTTGCCCTGATGGTTCTCGCCGAAATAGGTCTCTCCCAGCGGCACCGCCTTGTAGCGCAGGCCGCGGATGCCGCGGTCCCAGCGCCCGTCGTAGCGGTCGACGAACATGGTGGCGTTGCCGAACGCGCCGAGCGACTGGTAGTTGTTGTAATTCTGCGCCGCGAAATTGCCGTTCGCCGCATAGCGCAGCTTGAACATCCGCCGCGTCGTGGTCTCCAGCCACAGCCGCACAGCGCGGTCTTTCATCAGCGCTTCGTCGCAGGACAGCCCGTGCCATTGCTGGTTGCGCGGCGTCACCAGAGAATCGGCGATCGCGCAGAACCGGTGCAGCGCCAGCGAGCCGGTGGAGTCGACCTGCTGCTGCGTCTTCTTCTGGCCCGGGTAGTTGTAGTTCGTGTAGAAGAACGTGTTGCGCGAGGTCGGCAGCAGCAGTTCTGAAACTTCCTCCCACTGTCCGGCGAAGGTGTTGCGGCGCAACTGGTATTGCGCGAACTCGCGCTGGATGCCCTTGACGATCTCGGTCTCGCGATCGGTGATGACCCGGGGCCGGATCTCGGCGGTGTCGGTGTAGGGGACAACGCTGGTCGCGGCCATCAGCGTTCCTCTCTGAGGATGTCGTAAAGCGCCGATTCTGCAGCTTCTAGCGCGGCCTGGGCCTTGCAGCGTCCCTCGATGTCGCGCGGATCTGGGCGCGTCGGCGGATAGGTGGCGGCGGCCCATGCGGCGATGGCGGCGCGTAGCCGCCTGTTTTCTTCATTGGCTTGTTCGAGCGTGACGGCCGCCATCAATGCACCGTCAGGCGTTTGGCGTCCGGGTCCTTCGGGTCCATCAGCGGATCGAGGCGGCGGTCGGCGACGACCCAGCGCTGCACGCAGACGAACAGTTCGCGGCGCTCGTGGTCGGCGAGCTTGAGCCGATCGGCGAGGCGCCGGAAGTCGTCGCGCAGCGCCACCTCGTTGCGGTACAGCACAAAATCCTTCTGGATCTGGCCACTCTTGCCGATCCGGTTCGCGACCACGGCGCCGATCTTGTCGACCCGGCCCGCGGTGCAGAGGAACGGCGCGGTGATCGAGCGGAAGCCGGGATAGACGACCTCGAGCAGCACCGGCATGGCGTCGTCGTAATTGTGCGCCAGCACCGAGAGCAGCACCTCATAGGTCTTGCCCTGCGCCGCGACGAGGCCGCGGGCCTGCCAGGTATCGGCAATGTCGAAGGTCAACAACTGCGGATCAATAACCCTGACCACCCATGCCTCCAAACAGCGCGCCGGCCGCGAGCGAACCGCCCGGTCCGAGCTTCTGCATCTGCGACATCTGGGCCATCCGCTTCTTGCGCTCCTCCTCGGTCTCGCCGGCGACCTGCTCGCTGAGCTGCCCGCCAAGCCCAAGGTCGGCCGCTGCGGAGGCGCCCGGGATCGGCCGCGGTGCCGCCATGGCTCAGGCCGCCTTGGGCGGCGGGTTCTGCGCGGCGACGCGCTCGGCCTCGATCCGGTCCTTGTCAGCCTGTTCCGCAGCCGCGGCGTCCGCATCCGCATCCGCGATCGCCTTCTCGGCAGCCTCGGATAGCTTCGCCGCCGCGTCGTGCTTGAGCTTGGCCGTCTCCAGACCGGCCGAGGCGTCGGCGACCGCCTTCTCGGCCTTCACCAAGGCCTCGAGCGAGGCGTGATGCGCCTTCTGCGTCGGCGTCATGTTGGCCCAGGGCGAGCCCACGCCGCGCTCCAGGTCGCCGTTGATCCGCGGCGCGTCGCGACCGAAGACCTCGTGCTCGAAATCACGCAACTTGGTCGCTGCGGTCACTGGTTCGGCTGCGCTGGATCCGAAGACGTGGTCTTTGGACGCGCTGGGATATGGGTCCGTGGAAATCGCCGCCTGCTCGGCAAGAAGGCGCTGGCGCTCGGCCTCGTACTGGGCCGCCTTCGCCCGCTCTGCGGCGGCATTGGATGCGTTGATGCTGTCGCTGGTCTGGTCGGGCATGGGGTGGCTCCGGAAAAGGGGCGGCGGGTCTCACCGCGCGCCAGTCACACAGGGAGGCGTCGCGGGGAACCTCGCGCCGCCATCGCCGCCGCAGCAACGCACTATGCCGGTGACTGCCTATCGTGCGGTGTTTCTCACGACCGTTTCTTCGCCCAGTTCCGGGGTCCAGATATATTTCGACCCGTCCGGGCGCTCGCAGTCGTATGTGTTTGGCAATGGCCTACAGAAATTGGTGCAGATTTGCCGTCGACCATCCATCGTAGCGTCGCACTGCCTTACCGTCAGGCACGGCACCGCGTTGAGCGTGGTCACGATGATCAGCGTGCAGATATCCATCTCCGCATCCTTCAGGTGCCGGTGAACAGGTCGAAGTCGGTGCCGTCTGCGATCGGGGCCGCAGCCACCGCGCGCAGCCGCGCCGGGAAATGCTCCGCGGTCTTCGCCTTGCGCAGGTCCATGCACAGCACCCGCGTCGCCGACATCAGGTCGTCATCGACCTTGACCACCTTGCCGTTCTCGCGGTGATAGCCGCCATATTCGTCGAACCATTCGAACAGGTACTTGGCAACCAGCAGCTTCTTGCCCTCCAGCCGCTCCTCCATCACCGTCACCCCGGCCTCGAAATTGTAGCCGCCGTCGGGGAAGGTCGCGTGCATCGGAAGCATGGCGAGTCCGAGCTTCTTGTAAATCTGCGCGATGGTCTCGTTGGTCTGCACTCCGCCGCCGGTGCCGCCGTCGTGCGGCCACGCCACCGGCGCGTCGCGCAGCGGCGATTCCTTGATCCGCGCCACATGGTTTGCCGCCATCCCGAACATCCGGAATCCGTCCATGATATAGACCACGTCGTTGTCGCGGTCCCAGCAGCCCAGCACCGCCGCGAACGGATGGCCCGAACCCTCCTGCCCCGAATGGCGCAGGTCCAGCGCCCACAGCCATGGCCAGTAGGCCGGCACGTTCGCCGGATCGAGGTCGTGCCTGATCCGCGCCGGATCGGTCTCGAACACCGCGCCCTGCCCCTGCGCGTCGCCGCCGAACGCCCGTGTCGCCGCCTTCTTGCCGTAGCGCGCGATGATGCCGGGGATCCGCTCGTCCGGGATGTGGCCACCGTTCGACACCGCGGCGTCATAGATCGTCATCAGCACCTCGCCGATGCCCTTCTCGGCACTGCCGCCCTTGAAGTGCTTGCGCACCGGCGACTGCCCCAGCATCGGCGACATCGACCAGATGATGATCCCGTCGGTCGTGGTCAGACGCGCCTGGCACTCCTCGTAAATCTCCATGTCGCCGGGGTCCTCGTCGCCCCAGACCACGTCGACCGGCTCGCCCTGCCACGCCTCTCGCCCCATCGCATAGGTCTTGCCGCGCAGGATCGCCGCGCCACCGCCGTCCCTGGTCAGCGAAATCGTGTCAACAAAGTCCGAGATGCCACGCGCCATGGTCGGACGCCCCACGATATTGTCGAGCGGCAGCAGCCCGGTCCCCATCCCGCCCTGCTGCCGGATGTCGCCCAGAAGCTTGACCTGCGCGCCGTCACGGGTCTTGTCCGAGGTCGTGCAGCCGTACCAGCCGATGAAATCATAGGGCCGCTCGATCTTCGGCGGCACCATGAACCGCCGCCCCGTGTACCAGTCCGGATAGAGCCGCAAGGCATCCATCGTCATCTGCGCCGCAGCCGCCTGCGTCTTGCCCTGCTGGTTGCCGGCCCGCAGCATCTTCTCGTTCCGCCGCAGGTTGTGCCACTCCATCTGCTTCGGATTCGGCCGGTAGAAATCGATGCGCCA